CTTCTTGGGATCATCGGGCACGGGTTCATTCCAGGTACGACGCTTGACTCAGTTTATTACAGATCCCGCTGGCGATTATTATCGTCTCGTTTTCCAAACAACTGGTTCTGTTATTACTACCAAAACAGCAGGCGCTGCTCTTGGTAATGTTGGTGCAAACGTTAACTACCCAATCAAAGATAACCTTACAGCGGCGAACGCTCTTGGTGCGGTCATTGGTGCTACACCTTGGGAACTTGAGGGTTCAACCGAACTCCCAGAGATCGACATTAAGGTCGACAGTGTTGCTATTACGGCAGTCACCAAAAAGCTCAAAGCTAAGTGGACTCCCGAACTAGCACAAGATCTTAATGCTTATCACAACCTTGATGCCGAAGTTGAACTAACTGGTATTCTTTCAGAGCAGATTGCTCTCGAAATCGATCAGGAAATTCTTCAAGACTTGGTTAAAGGTGCTACTGGACGAGTTGCCTTCTGGTCACGACGACCAGGCAAGTTTGTTGATAAAGCTACTGGCGGTGCTGTTGAGAGTTGGACAACTGGTGTTACATCATCAACTAACCTTCTCGGTGCAGACTTCACTGGTACAGTCTCAGAATGGTACGAGACTCTTCTCGAAACCATTAACGACGTATCAGCGGACATTCACCGAAAGACACTCCGAGGTGGAGCAAACTTCATTGTCGTTGGACCTGAAACTGCTTCCATCCTTGAAATGACTTCCGGTTTCCGAGCAGCCGTCACAGTTGACGCTGACCGAGGAATGGCTGGTGCAGTTAAAGTTGGTTCAGTTAACAAGAAGTGGGACATTTATGTCGATCCTTACTTCCGACGAAACCTAGTTCTCGTTGGACGAAAAGGTGCTTCCTTCTTGGAGTCTGGATACGTTTACGCTCCATACGTTCCGCTACAAGTCACTCCAACTATCTTCGATCCCGACGATTTCACACCCCGCAAGGCGGTCATGACTCGTTACGGTAAAAAGATGGTTCGACCTGACATGTACGGTTTGGTTGTAATCGAAGACCTAGACGGTTAATCTTCCTAGCGGTTGATTGAAGAACCCCGCCTCGTGCGGGGTTTTTCTTTTTAAAAATACTATTTATACTCGTGGAGGAATGACATATGGCTTTGCCTACCCTAACACCCGTATCACAAATGAGCAAAGTTATTTTGCCAGTCACTGGTACATCCTCAGATGTGACAAGTGCTATCTTGCCTTTTGGCACCTATGTAGACTCGGATTATTGGACTGCTACACAAATTACTGCTTATCAATCGGGGTCAGCCGATGAGGTTGCATATGTGTATAAAAAGTTGGGTGGAGATGTTCTGGATATCGAACTTACTGCCAATCAAGTCTATGCTGCATATGAAGAGGCATGTTTAGAATATTCTTACCTGATTAATATCCATCAGGGCAAAAACGTATTATCAAATTTCCTTGGCTCTCCAACGGGAAGCTTTAATGGCGATGGGCAAATAACAAATGTATCTGGCTCAGTGGCAGGAAATATTCATATTGAACTTAAATATCCAAAGTTTTCCTTCTCATATCCAAGAAAAGTTACAGATTTGTTCTCCCACGAGGCAGGCTTCGGAGGAACAGAAGATATTTATTCTGCCTCTTTCAATACCACGAACTTGGTTCAGGATTATGATTTGCAAGCAATCATCTCAGCAAGTTCAGATTTTAGTGCTTCTGTGGGCAATAGCAGGATTGTGATTCGCAGAGTATTCTACAAAACACCCCGAGCAATGTGGAACTTCTATGCTTATTATGGAGGCATCAACGTTGTTGGTAACTTGGCAAACTATGGTCAGTATGCTGATGATAGCACTTTTGAGATTGTCCCAGTGTGGCAAAACAAACTTCAAGCAGCAGCGTATGAGGATTCTATCAAAACAAGAACTTCTGATTTTGCCTACGAGGTTAAAAATAATAAGTTGAGATTATTTCCAGCACCATCAACCTACACCCCAGACAAAATGTGGTTTGAGTTTTCAGTAGCAGATATTGTTCCCTGGGAGGAAGATGGAAATGTAGATAGTGGGATTAGTGGCATTAACAACATTAATACCCTTCCGTTTCAAAATCTACCCTACGACTCAATCAACTCTATTGGAAAGCAATGGATTAGAAGATTTGCCCTATCAGTGTGCAAGGAGATGTTAGGGTTGATTAGAAGTAAGTTCTCAACTATTCCCATTCCAGGCAACGATGTCACCCTCAATGGACCTGATTTGATCGCCCAAGGCAAAGCAGAACAAGATGCCTTGCGAGACGAACTAAAACTTGTATTGGACGAATTAACTTATACATCTCTGATGGAGAGAGACAGAGACCTTATGGACGCGACAAAAGATATTATAAGTCAAGTTCCAATGCCCATATTTATTTTGTAGGAGGGATAGTGGGTGGCAGACAACAAGTGGCAACAACCGGACGCACCTCCATCTCCCCTCTTCTTGGGCGAGAAGGAACGTGATTTAGTCAAGCAAGTTAATGACGAGTTGATCGAGCGAGTCATAGGACAACGTGTCTTATATATTCCGATCAGCATTGAACATACCAACTTCCACCCACTTTATGGCGAGGCAATAGAGAAGACATTTCTACCTCCTGTGTTTATCTATGTGCTGATTGACTGGGAAGGTCAAACAACCTCAACAACAAACTACGGGATTGATAAGAAATCTGCCATTACAGTTCATTTTCACAAACGAAGATTGACCGAGGATCAAGACTTATACGTCCGCGAGGGAGATTTTATTCAATATGAAAAAAAATATTATGAGATTGTTAACCTCAATGAACCAAGAGAGATATTTGGTCAACAGGACCATAAAATAGAGATTAGTGCAAAGTGCATAAGAGCAAGGGAAGGATTATTCGATGGCAAGTAACACAACAAGCAATCCCGAAGTAAGAGAGTTCCTACCAGTATCAGAGGAATCTAATCTTGAAACTATTGATTACGCTCTAAATAAGTGGCTTGATAACGAAATGAATATTTTCTGCACCACCAATCGAGGTTGGGAGAAAACACCTGTTAAGTGGACTTCTGCGGAACGTTCCATATTGTCTAAAAAGAAAAAAGAGTTCCGAGACAAGGATGGTGCTCTTATACTTCCTATCATCTCGATAGAAAGAACAGACGTTACAAAAGATCCAACTTTTAAGGGAACTGCTTGGGGGAATGTTCCTCCCGTCAATGACGCACGCGGTGGAACGATCACCGTCATGAGAAAGGTAAACCAGGAAAAAACAGCAAACTTTGAAAACGCTGTATCAAAAAAGACCCGAGGGCAAGTAACTTTTAAACTTTCAAAGAAAAGAACTCCCAGAACAGTATATCAGACAGTGACTATCCCAATGCCGGTTTATGTTGCTGTAACATATAAGATATCTATTTGGTCAGAATTTCAGCAACAAATGAATGAGATGGTTCAGCCTTTCATGACCAAGACCGGAGGCATCAACTACTTTCTTATCTCCCACGAGGGTCACAGGTTTGAAGCATTTATTCAGGAAGGTTTTACACAAAATAACAATGTAGCCTCTATGGATGAGGACGAAAGAAAATATGAAACAACACTGGAAATAAAAGTCTTGGGGCACCTTATTTCTCTTGGGGCAAATGAAACACAGCCCCGAAGAGTATATCGAGAGAATGCAGTTGAACTTAAGATTCCAAGAGAGAAGCAAATATTTGCCGATTCTATTGACGACGCAGTTCCTCAAGTTGGAAGCATTCCTCTTATTCCAGGGGGGTTCCCTGCACCAACTGCTCCAGGGGGAGGAGCAGGGGGTGGAGCCATTGCATCTCAATTACAAGTTCTTGATGAGGGAACTTCTCTTACAGATCAAGCCAAGAGCATCAACTTCACAGGCGCAGGCGTGACTGCCACAGGTGTCGGAGATAATATTACAGTTACAATCCCTGGCGGCAGTGGTTCAAGTACAAGCGATATCATCAACGTTGTTAGTCTAATGACGGTTACTCGTGAGGAACCATCAGGTGTAATCAACGGAGTCAACACAGTCTTCACAGTTGTCAACACTATTGTCGTCGGCTCAGAGAGTGTATTCATTAATGGTATCCTACTTGATGAGGCAGCGATAAATGATTACACCATAGTTGGGTCAACTATTACTTTTGTTGATCCACCCGAGGTTGGGGATAAAATTCTAGTCTCTTATCTCAAGACCACTATTTAAAATAAAAGCAACAATAATATGCTTTTATGTAAATAAATAACTATTTATATGAGAATAAAATATATTTCAATATTTTCCAAGGAGAAAAATAAATGTCTGTTAAAAAGTATCGTTTCGTATCGCCAGGTGTCCAAATCAAAGAAATTGACAACTCCCAACTACCGGAGTTGCCAGAAGAAATCGGTCCTGTGGTTATCGGAAGGTCTTTGCGTGGTCCCTCAATGCGACCAGTTCAAGTAAATTCTTTTTCTGATTTCGTTGAAACATTTGGTAATCCAGTCCCAGGAAAACAAGGTGGGGATGTCTGGAGAGATGGAAACACAGTTGCTCCTACATATGCAGCGTATGCAGCACAGGCATATTTGGCTAACTCTTCTCCTATTAACTTTGTTCGTGTCCTTGGTGTCGAGCACGCCAATGCAGCATCAAATGCTCAAAAAGCAGGCTGGAATACATACACTGCACAAGATAAGCCTGCTGGTCCACAAAGCGCAAGTTCAGACAATAACGGCGCTTTTGGTCTTTTCGTTGGAACCAAGGCAGATACAGCAGCCGCTTGGAGTGGTTCCGCTAATACTGGCTCCGCAGGAGACGGCAAAGACGCAGCCCTTGCTGCTATTTGGTATGTTACTTCTGGATATATGGAGTTAGTGGGGAATAACCTTGACACTGCCGTTGAGGCAACAGGTAGTGCTATCTTCATTGAATCAAACGGCTCTAACTTTGAGTTTAAGTCTAACATTTACAACTCAGCGGGAACTCTTTTGGAAACTGTGGTTTTCAACATGAA